GCGGTTTCCATCATGGCCTGCATGTTGGGCCCGGTCAGCGTGCCGAGCTTGCCATCCGGCCCGATCGCACCGATCAGCGGCCGGCCGCCTTGATAGGCGAAGCTGTCGAGCCCTGGCGAGGTACTGTCGAGCAGCGTGTCGTTGGGCAGATCGCTGGGATCGTCGGTGTCGAGGTCAATCCCGAGCGAGGCGATCATAGCAAACACGTCGGCCTCGACCGAGGCCCGCGCCCAGCGGCCATTACTCCAATCAAAAATGATCTGCCGGTCGTAGCGCGGCGAGGCCGACGAGGCTTCATAGACCCACACCACCCGCGGCTTGTTGATCGGCACAATGCAATGCACGACATTGCGCCGGCTGATGTCGGAATTGTCCAGCCACCACTGATTGACCTTGTCGCTGCCGATCGGCGTCACCTGCTGGCCGGTGAGCGAATAGAAGCCGTCCTCCGATACGAAGTACAGAACGTTGCCGAGCGAGGCGAAACCGTATTTCGAGATCGAGCCGCGATCGTGCAGCACCCGCGAGAAATTGAAAATAAACGTCACATCCCCAGGCAGGAACTGCAGCGTTCGCACCGCGCGCTCCTGCACCACGTAGCCGATTTCGGCGCCGGCCACGCCCTGGACCGGACCTCCGTCTGGGAATTCCTGTAAATCGCACAGGTTCAGGCCGATTTCCCAATTCGTGATGTCGTTAATGGCCGACCAGATGATCTGGCGCTGGTTCGGCTCGGCCAGGCCGGACAGAAACAGAAAGTCGCCCATCTGCCGCACGTTGGTGGCGTTGGGCGGATTGCCGGGCAGCGCCTCGAATGCCGAGCCGGCCGAGATCACCGCCCATTGCGGCGGATCATTCGCGTTCACCGCGACGATATGATCCCCCGATTGTTCGAACATCCAGAGGTCGTCGGTACGCAGATGATAGTCGCCGCCGGTCGCGCGGCTGATGTCCACCCATCCGAGCGACGAGCTATAGCGATACAGCCGTGTCGCGGTGCCGGCATAGATGCGCCACTCGCCGGTGGTCGTACGCGCCGAGAACAGGCCGCGCGCCGGTGCCGGCAGCGCGAAGTTGCTTAACGCCCGCAGCGACGGAAATGGCAGATACGAATTAACGCCGGCAAACACGTTCTCGACATCGGCGGCAAACTGGGTGTCGAGCAGCGCCACGTCGGGCCGCCACTCGCCGAATTCGACCGGCACCTTGCGCGCCGGCATCAGACATGCCCCCGCGCGGATTTGATCGCGCGCTGCAATTCGGCGTAGCGGCGCAGCACATTGGCATCGCGCACGATCACCTTGTCGCCGACCTTGAGCAGCGTGAACGAGCCGGATTTTTGGCCCAGCACATGCCGCAGCGTCTGCGGGGTGTTGTAGATGACGACAATCTCCTCGCCGGTTTCGAGCACGGCTTGCTGCTTGACCGACAGCACGATGTCGCCCACCTCGTTGCCGTCGCCGTCGTGAATGATCATCGCTCGCCCCTAAAAATATTCCGCCGTCCGCACCGCCGGGCTGGTGGCGCCGGTGGTGAGCGCCGATAGCTGGATGATCTCTGTCAGCACCTCGTCGCGCCGCGCCTTGTATAGTTGTGCCATTTCCAGATTGCGGCCGTGCGCGCTCGCCTCCGTCAGCATGCCGAACAGGTAGGCGTCGGAGTATTCGGTCAGCAGCCAGTTGTTGTTGGCGTTGTCGCCAACCAGCGAGGGGATCGCACGGTAGTAGTGGAATTCGTAGGGGTTCACGTCGTCGATGGGCCGCGTCTTGAACTGCCCGCCCTCGATAGTGAACAGCCGTGGAATGCGGCCGAGGGTGACCGAGATCGGTGGAAAATAGGCGGGGTGGACATACTCCAATTCATCCCACGGCCAGCGGGTGACGGCATTCGGCCGGATGGTGCGCCAGACCAGATAGTCGGCCGGCAACGCCACCTCGCCGTTAGTGGTGGTCAGCGTTGCGACCGCCTCCATCTGCCGCACGCGCAGCCGCCTGTTGGCGGCGCGCTCGAATGTCGTGGCGAAGCTGTCGTAATTGCTCAAGAACCGCTGATGAAACAGCTTGGCATCGATCTCGGCTTTGAGTTGCCCGTAGTTGGCAAAGGCCATGTCAGGTCACCTTGCTGCGCGAGCGCCCAGGCTTGCGCTTGGGCTCTTCTTCCGGCGGATAGTCGGGCGGGAAATCGAGCGGCGTTTCGACGCCTGGCGGGTCATCAAAGAAGCTCACGTCGGCCGGATCGGCCTCGGTGGCGGGCTCGCGCCACTGGACATAAGGGCGTTCACGCCCGTCTTCGCGGGCTGATGGCGCCGGGGACTTCGCGCCCGATGGCTCGATCCCCGACTGCGGCACGTCATCCTCCTGCACGAGGAAGAACCTGTTGCCCCTCGCCTTGGCGATCATCCACTCGTCGGTGACCTCGACCTTGTCGCCGGCGGTGAACAGCACGCCGCACCATGTGATGCTTTCGAGAGGGGTTTCCCCCTCCCGATAGTCCTCGGTGCCGAGCCAGGTGAGCTTGGTCATCATGCGACCGGCTTGACGAACTGCACAGTGACGTAAGCATCGCCGGCGGTCGGAGTGCCGGTAATGTTGGCCCACACCGGAGTGTCGGCCGCCAGCGGCTGCACCAGCGCCGCGAGCGGCGGCGTCACCACCGTTCCCGCCGTCAGCGCAATGCCGGCGGCGATATCGACACCGGCGGCCGTGGTGCCGACGTTGAATGTCGGCGTGGTGCCGACCAGCGCCGTTTCCACGTTGGTGTTGATGCCGAGGATCATCGCCCCGGCCGGTAGTGTGCCGATCTGGACACTGAGCACGGCCGGGCCGCCGGCGGCGGCGGTGATGCGACCGCCGATGGATTGCACCGCGCCCGTGTACATATCGCGGGCCGGCACGGTGGTCATCAGGTTAGCAACCATGATCTGGTTCTCCTATTCGCGTGTTTCGGTTAAGGGGGGATCAATCCGAAGCCGAATTGAAAAACCCGGTTGCGACACCCCATTGGACTAACTTCGTCCCGGCCTTGGGATGCTTCTTGTAAATCTTTCCAACGCCGTAGGCGGCCTCGATGCCGGTGCCGGTGACAAAACCATAATCATCTTCTTTTCTAAACGTGGGCTTTGCCATCTGACCATAAGCAATCGTCGCGGCCTGTTGGCCGCACAGAAACACCGGCTCAGCGCGCGTGCCGCCGTTGCCTGCCGTCTTCAGCGAGGTCCAGACGTTGGACACGAACAACGAGATTTCCGGCACCAGCCGCACGATGCACCCGTCGTAAATCTGATCCCCGTCTTGAAACAGCGGGTTATCCGGTGCGCCGTTGATCTCGCGGCCTTCTCGCGGCCGCGCATCCTTGTTCACGGTCTGCAGATCGATCTTGAGATCGCGGAAGGTATTCAGCCCGGCAAAGCAGACATAATACTCGTAGCCCGAGCGCGTCTTGTAGGGCCGAATGCGCGGGTTGGCGCCCATCGCAACCCGCTTGAGCAGCGCCAGGTTGGGCGCCGTGAACTTGTCTGCGGTGGCGTCCACATTGGCGAGCGAGCCTGCGTGGTCACCGGCCGCCGATGATGTGTTGGTCATATTGACGTTGTTGGACGTAGCCGCACCAAACAGGATGCGGTCGCGGTTATCGAATTGCCATTGGCTACGCTGTGCGGCCGTGCTGAGATCGTACTGGATGCCGTTGACGCGGACACCCGCCGCCGGCTGGCTCTCCGTTGGCAGCGCCATCAATGCCGCGATGATCTCGTCGCGGGTGACCTCGCTGAGCCAATCCGACAGCAGCGGCTTGGCCTCACCGAAGATGTCGGCACTGTCCTTCTGCTGCTCGGCCTTGGTGGTCGCGACCGCGTTGCGGATCCATTCGATCCAGATCCGGTAGCCGTAGTCGTCGATCTTTTCTTCGTTGCCGACCAAGGGGCCGGTGGAAACGCCGACGCCCTGCAGCCGGGTGACGAGCGGGATGTTCATCACCTCGCCGCCGGCCTTTAGCTCCATCTTGCGGCGGATGATGGCGTTGACATCATCGCTCATGTACGGCGAGAACATATTCTCGCGCACCCACTCGCGATTAATCTCGCGGGTGAACTTGATCAGTTTATTGTTTGTCTGGATATCGGAGACGGCCATGGCCGTTATCCCTTTCTGCTATGGCCGCCTCCTGAAATGCAAAAACCCGCCTCGCGGCGGGTCGGACATTTCAGAATGGTCGGCCGGTTTACTTGGTGGCGAAGTCGTAGAGGCTCGCACTGCTGAGATCGCCGCCGTTATCCACTCGGCCGGATGACGACCGGACAGACGACAGCGACGGCGGCAGTTGCACGTTGGGGGCCTGACCTTGAGCGCCCTGTTGAGCAGCACGGGCCCGCGCAAGATTGATCACGTATTCCTGCACCTTGGGATTGTTGGCCCACGCTTCTTGCTGGTGGCGCAACCATGCTTGCGGATCGGCACCGATCGCGGCCTGCGCCCGCGCGGTGCGATGCCACTTGACCAACTCGCCGTAAGGATGCCCGCTCTGCATGATTTGCCGAAAGACAAAGTCACCTTGCGGGGTTTGCCGGATCTGCTGCATCTGGCCGAGCGCGGCATTGACTTCTTCCGCGCCGAATTGCGTGTTGGCCATCTCGCGGCTTAGACCATCCTTGATCTGCATCATGTACATCTGCCCCTCCTGACGGAGCGGCGTCACAACGCGCTGATCCAGATACTGCTCTGGATGATCGAAGATGGTTTCCGGTCCTTGCGGCTGCTGCTGCGGATGCTGCTGGGGGAGCATTTGCTGCTGCAGGGCCATGACGACCCGCGTTAGCTCCTGCGTATGCGCTTCCAGCCGTTGCCGGCGGTCGCGTTCCTCCATCAATTCCCGCAACGGTACGCGATGCTCCTGCTGCGGCTGTGCCTGCTGTCCTTGCGGCCTGGGCGCAAACCTTCCGCCCTCGTCGCGCGGTTGGCCTTGCGGCTGAGCCGGCTGCTGCAGGTCGGGCCGTGTCGATGCCGGCGCGGATGACGGATCACCCGAGGGCGACGGTGACGACGGTCCAGGCCCCGATGGCGGCGGCGAAGTTGCCGGCGCCGGTGTCGGATCGCTTGTCGCGTGGTCGAATAGCTGCTGATCAGTGATGACGTTGGGATTGTTACCGCTGATCGTACCGCCTGCTGGTTCTACGCTCATAGTCTCTCCTTCGGCCGTGTCGTGGCCGTGCTACGAAGACGCCCATATGTCGCTTGGACGATGCGAAACGGGTATGAACGCGCGCTACCCGAGCGCCCGGCTATATCGTTGCCGGTGACGAAGTGATGTTGTGGCCGGTGACCAGTTCCAGCGCCGCCTCGGTCTGCTGCGCCTTGGCGCGCTGCTGCGCCTTGAAAACCTCGATCTGCATGTCGTTCATCGCCTTCTCGCGGGCGATCGCCATTTCCAGATCGGCCTTCTCGCGCTCGTTCTGCCGTTCAAACAGCGCCGCCGCCTGCTTCTGCTGCAGATCGGCCGCCGCCTTCTCGCGCTCGAGCGCAATGCGCGCCTGACTTTCCTGTTGCTGCAGCGCCAGCTTGGCCTTCGCCTCCTCCATCTTCGGATCGGGCTGCTGCGCCTCGTTCTGGCCGGCCTCGCGGAATTTTTTCTTCACGTCACCCGGCAATGGCGATGTCTCGATCAATACCTGCATCACTGCGGTCGCCTGGCTGGGCGTCAGCATCGGCGCCACCGCCGGCAGCGCCTGCGAGATCGCCTCGTAGGTGTCTTGCATCAGCGTGATGGTGTCGGGCCCCTCGTCGAGGATGATGTCCACATCGAGTTCGCCGATCGCATTACGCATCAGCGGCACGCCGTCCGGCCCCTGCAGCATTTCGTTGATCTGCACGAACTGCGGTTCGCCCTCGGCGTCGGTGATCCTGATCCACCGCTGGTTCGTCCAGTACTTCTGCGCGGCGTTGAACAGCGCGCGATAGAGCCGGATTTTCCATCCGCGCAGATTGAACATGTAGGGGCCGAGGCCGGCGAGCCCGGCTTGCTGCAGCAGCGCAATGGCGCGGCCGGACGAGCCGCCGGCGCCGGCATCGCCGCCGATCATCGCCGAGTTGGGACCGAAGTTCTCGATTTCCGCCGCGGCCTCGCGCATGAATTCGAGTTGGCCCATCACCGCCTGTTGCTTGGCGGCGTCGTCAAATCGGATGTCGTCCAACCCGGTGTTGACCAGCACGATGCCGTCAGCGCGCGAAGCCTCGCGGCGCAGCGCCTCGACATTGCCGTCGGCGACCGCCGCCTTGGTCGCGATGATGCGGCGGTTGCTCGCGTCAAACAGGCCCTTGGATCGGCGCTGGTTTACCTCGTCCTGCGGCGACATGAGCCGGCGCGGAAAACCGTAGCGGTCACCTTCGTGATCGACGCACGCCGAGAACATCACGTATTTGCTGATCTGCCGGTCGTTCTCGTCCGAGAACGGCGAGACGCCTTGCATCAGGATCTTGGAGCCGGTGAACAGCGCCCACTTCCAGCCGCCGCGCGATTTGTACCAGCAATCAACCAGCCGAACCTGCTTGAAATCGCCATTGGTCGAAAACCACCTGTTGTCGCGATCGGAGTTCGACATCAATTCGGTGTTGCCGCTGCATGCGGTCTTGATGTCCTCCTCCATGCCGGGCAGCAATTCAATGAGTTGCTCCTCGTCCACGAACTTGCCGACGCCCATGAACCGCGCGTCGGAAAAGTCATTCTTGAATGAGCGCGGGTCATAAAAAAACCCGTCGTTATCGACGGGTCCGAACATCACATCATAATCGGGTTGCGTTGGTGGCGGCATACCGTCCTGCCTCGGCGGCACCTGTCTGAGATCAAGCTCAACGCCGGCCAGGCCGTCCACGGCCGCAGCTTCCGCCGCCATCGGCCCGATCGCATTCCAGTTGTTGTTGTCGAGCAGATAGCGCAGCGATGCGGTGGCAAGGTCGGCGCCATCCTGATGCGCCGGCGTCCTCGGGTAAGCCTTGGGGTCCTGCTTGAGCCGTTCGACCGTGCCGACAATGCCGTCGATCTTCGGGCCGATCTTGTTGTACGTGACGACGGGCTGTTTTCTGTCGTTGAGGGTCTTGATCTGATCGGATGTCCATTGCGCGCCATGGCGATAGCGGCGCGCGGTTTTCTGCTCCTCGATTTCCAGCGATTTGCTGTCAAGGTAGGTGGTGTATGACTTGACCAGCTTCTCGAGCGGCCAAAAACCGTCTGCGTCCTCCTGTGTGCGCGGCGGCCAAAAACCGTCTGCGTCCTCCTGTGTGCGCGGATCGTCGGTCGCCGGCGCGCGGCCGACCGCACCGCGGGCGGTGCCGCTGTAGCCGGTGATATTGGTGACGTTGGACACCGCCATATCAGTATGCCTTGTTGCCGATCTGCGTCGGTGGCATCGGCGGCCGATCCATCAGGCCGCCGGGCTGCAGGCCGGGCATTGGCGCGGCCGGCGCAGCGGCCGGCGGTGCGCCAGGAGGCATCGCTGCGGCAGCACCCGCGGCCGCAGGGCCGGCATCACCGGCCGGCGCCGGCGGCGTCACACTCTCCCCCATGCTCGCACCGCCCATGCCCACACCCTGATTGGATTGCATGTAGGAGAGCATCAGCGGCATCACCTCGCCCTGCTCTTGCGGCGACAGCGAGCCGATGAAGGCCGCAAACTTTTCCATGACTGGCATTGATTGCCCTCATTGCGTTTCACGTGAAAATTAGAATGACTTCCAGTCGTCGGCCGCGGTGACCCGGTGGTAGACCTCGTAGCCCGACACGTCGGCCGGCTTCGGCTTTTCCTTCACCGCAATCCACGGCCGCGACATGCACGCATAGCGGCAGCAATCCGCGCTGTGATCCTCGCTGTCGCTGCAGACATCCTCATGCCGGTCGGGATCGTGTTGCAAAAATGGAACGGTTCTAATGAAATCGGTGCAGGTTGAGAACACCATCAGCATCGCGCGGCCGTCGTCATTACCGACCAGTCGCGCCCGCATCTGATCCCAGCCGCCGAGGTGGCCCCAGGCCCGCACCCTGGTGTTGTCGGCCCGGCGAAACCAGATCTTGCCGCCCGTCTCCGTCCCCATGCGCTCGGCGATCGACGGCCCGCCATCCTGGGCGAACGCCGAGGGATCGAGCACCCCGTAGGCAATCTCCTCGTCCTTTTCCCGCGACAAAATTCCTTTCCCCACCTCGCCGGCGTGCAGCTTGAGGCCGACATTCGGCTCGCCTGGCCGCATTCCGTACCATTCGCGGTAGAGCACCATGGCGCCCTTCGGGATCACGCGGCCGTGAACCTGCCAGTCGTCCGAGGCGATCGTCCACCACTGCACCGAGAACGGCGCCGCACTCCCCCAGTCCATCGACCGGAACCGCAACCAGTCCTTAGGGACCGTGAACGGCGCGATCACATGCCGATCGCTCGACCAGCAGTCGAAGAAGGCGCCCAGCGTGACCGACCAGTCACCGTCGAGCCACGCCTGCACCAGTTCCTTTGAGCCTGACGATCGCAGCCGCTGCTTGTAGGCATCGGCATCAATGAAGGGGTTATTGTCCACCTTCGATGGGATGAAGATGCGCTCGAGCCCGGTGTAGGGATCGGTGATGACCTTGTTGCCGAGCGGCGCCGCGTCCACGTAGCGCGCCTTGAGCCACTGATGCCCAGGCCCGCCGGGGTTGCCGGTCAGCCGCACGCCCACCGGCACGCCCACGCCCGACCGCAGCGTGGCGAACAGCTTGAAGATCGGCGCCGGGCTCGGGAAGTTGCCGGCCTCCTCGATGTAGATCCGGGTGTAGCTGTGGCCCTGGTAAAGCTCGGCGTCGGCATCGCGCTCGAGGTAGTTGAACTTGAGCCGGCCGCCCTTCGGGCAGCGCCAGGTTTTCTCCACCTCGTTGTAGGTCCACTTAAGCGGCCCGTAGATTTGCCGCGACCGCTCGATGGTGTCCATCAATTCGGTGCGGGTGCGCCGCAGCATCAGCCCCGAGGCATTGAGCCCGTACTGGTCGGCATGGGCCATGAACTCGCCCAGCACACCATCGGTTTTGCCGCCGCCACGGGCGCCGCCGAAGAACACCTCGAACACCGGACACTCGAGCAGCGCCCACTGCGCCCAGTTGCTGCCGGGGCTCCATATGGTGACTTCGGTCTGCGAGGTTGGCGCGTCCATCGGCTACTGCACCGAACCGTTGCCGCCTCCGTTGGTGATCTGCAACGGCTCGGCCGTGAGTTCAAGATGGTCGGTCCCGTACTTGCGGAGCCACTCCTCCTTGGTCAGCACCTTGGGAAGCTCGGCGACGTACTTCACGTTCACGTCGGCCGAGATCAGGGTGCGGGTCAGGTCGGGAATGCATTTCTTGAGCAGCAGATCGATCGCGCGCACCTGTGACATGTCGAGCGGCTTGGCCAGCCGCTCAAAGATGTGATCCTGCAGCCGATCGACTAGCTTCGCCGCCTGGATGCGCTTACGCACCACGTCGGGATGAAACGACATCCCCTTGCGGCGCTCGACCTTGCTGACCAGTGGCCGCTCTCTACGCATGTCGCCTCCCCTTCAGGTCAATACGCCGGTGACCGTGCTCCAATTCGCGGCCCCCGGCCAACCCGCCATTGATGGCGAATTGCTGTAATTGAGCAGATTGGGCACGCCGTAGGCGCCGCCAGTACCAAGCCCTATCGGCGTCGGCGTGCTGAACTGCTCACCAGTAAGCCCACCGTTTGGCAGCCAGGAGCGTGACCCGCCCCACATCCCGCCACCGCTGTGGACATCGATCATTTGCCCGTTGCGCATGATCCAGCCCGGCCCCATGCCGAGCAGGCGCCAGTTGTTG